TATTTCGGTTGTTATTACTGTGCCCTGTGCCCCTATGTCGTTTAGTTGTGGGGCGTTTACTGCCGTAACTAGGAACTCGGTAGGGATCAGGCCTAGTACTGTGTCTACTGCGTTTTCTGTGTCCAGAGTCTCGGCGGCGTTTTGCCGTTTTTTAATGACGATAAGGATACGCCACCGAGCCTCGTAGTTCAGGTTAGATCCGATCCGCCCTGGTACTAGCCAGGGAGAGTCGGGTACGACCACGATAGCGGGAGGGGTGGGGATATTGGGTACTGTGTCATACACCCGATAGCCGCTGGAAGTAAAAGCGGTTATGAGTAGTTCCCTAGCCTCCGTACTAAGTGCAGTCACCCGACCATACCCCCGACTTTGAGGTATGGGCCTAGTAACGCCATTACTCGGCGGGTGATCCATACCGACATACGGGGGCCGGGAGTGAAGTCGATTGCTACGGCTTCGCCCCCTGCCGCTGTACGTGCCTGAAAGATTTCGCTACCTACGGATAGGGCGGCTTCTTTACATAGTGGCGGTTCGGCTGTGACTGCGGCTGTGGTGATTAGGTAACCGATCAAGTCGGAAGCAGCTTCGGCTACTTGATCCAATACCGGCTCAATATCTCCGTCATATTCGATCTGTAGAGCGTCCGCTAATTCCTGGCCTGTAAGTAGTGCCATGACTTGACCGGTTACCTATCTAGTAGTGGGTTGGTTTAGTTTTCTGCGAGACGGACAACACCGGCTGGCAAGTAAACCGCGGTAGCGCCGTAGCCGTAGATCGCAACGTCCCGACCGAGTTTGGACACGTTTTCGGCTGTTGCCAGGCGTGGCCCGTCCTCTACCCAGCGTGCAGCTTCACCGTTAAGCACGATTGCGTGACGGTCTGCGTCTGTGTCGAGCCACTTGGCACGCACAACCCGAAGGCCTGACACGTTTACGTCTAGGGTGCTTGCGGTTGCCACACCGGACACGTTTTGAACGCTGTAGGGGGCTGGGAAGAAGGTAGTAAAACTACCGATTTTGCTAAAGAGAGCGGTTGACACGAGTACGACCGAAGCGGGGGCGCCGGTTGCGTCCTCGACCTCCATAGAAGCGGTGAATACTGCTTCCCGGAAAGCTGTGCCCGTGGTGTCTGCCGACAGGTCGTACAGGTTTGTGTTGTTTGAACCTGTCCAAAGATCGTTCGTAAACTTGCGATCTGTAACGGTTGAGTATGACGCTGCCATGATCCGATTATGTGCGTCAAGGTAGGACGGGCTCGAACGCTGGAGAAGCTGGTAGGAAATATCCGACCCTGCTGCGTAGGTTGCGAGTGTTGCGTCACCCTTTTCAAGGTTGATCTCGACTGAGTTTACTTCGCCTTTTTCTGAGGCTTGGGCTTCCACAATCGCTGTCAGGTCACCATCAAAGTAAGGCCAGTTGATTTCCATACCGAAGGTGCCTGCTGATTCTGGGCCCCCGACTGAGGTGATAGCGGGACGTCCAAGGTCAATAATGCCTTTGACCTGTAGCAGCCAGATAGGTGGCATTACGCCTGGGTTATTGTCTGTGGTCTGATCTGCAAGTGCTCGGGTGTCGACTTCGCCTGCAAGTACGGCCTTTGAGTATTCACCGAACGAACGGTAAGCAGCTAGCGGGTGTACTGGTTCGCTAACGAATGCTTTTGCTTCGATTTCTTTTACGGTTTCGCGGAGTTGTGCGACCGCTTCGCGTGCTTCTTGATCAACCGAGATCTGCTCGGTCGAGTCCATGATCTCGGACATATTTTGATCTCCTTCATTTTCTCTGATACTGCTCACTCCAGCGGTGGCGTAAGCAGGGTATGGGGTTAGGGATACTTCTAACAGATTTGCGGCTGTGTGAGTTATTACATCTCGGGCTTTGCTCATGGCCGAGCGTGCGCTAATAAATCCCACCGATAGGCCTTTAATAGAGTCGGTTCGAGCTAGTACGGCGGCGTCCCGGCCTTGCGCCGTGTTGACAATATCGAAGTCAATATAGAGGCCGTCCTCGCGTGATTCGGCTCCCGTGATCCGGCCTATGGGTTCGCCGTGACGATATGCTAAGGGTTTACCGATTACGTCATTGACGTCAAATGCGCCGGGGGCGAATGATTCCCGAAGGCCACCGATTTTAGTTTCGGTCCCGTACGGTACGGCCATGCCGTGGCCGGTGCCTACAATATCGCCGTTAGCTGAGTCCTCTCGGATCTCGAATAGCACTGTAGATTCCGTATGGATACTTTTCATCTCATATTCTCCAATAGTAGGGAGTTAACTCCGAGGCCGGGTAAATCGAGTATTTGGCGTGCTTCGTCTGCCGTAATTAAATCGAGTGGGCGTAGTTTCGCTACGAGTTCGGCTAGTTCGGCTGGGTTGCCTCGTAAGAAGGAAGTCGTGTCGAATTTTATTTCGTGGCCTCTAGGGGTTATGTCTCCCATACTGAGCCGCTGTTCGATTAGCGACATAACGGGTCGTAGGGCTGTGTCGAGTAGGTTTCGATATAGGTCTACCCGGTTAGCGTAGGTCAGACTGCTACCTGGTACACCGGCTCCACACCACACGGGGTCGAGGTTTGCGAGCCTAGCGATCGCTAGGGCGGCCGCCGATTTGCCTTCTACGAGTTGTACGTCACGGGCACTAAATCCCATTGTTTGGGCTTCGATCGAATTGTTAAGGTACGCGGTCCCTCTGTTGGTTCTGGCTTCTTCCCAAGCTTCTAGGAGTGCATCTACCTGTTCGGCGGGTAGGTCGGCTCCAGTATTTTTTAGCGCTACCGTAGGGATCGGGGATTCCGAATACATGAGGGTAGCCGCTTCGAGGCTTGCCGCTGTGCTTATTGCCGTGGCCCCGTTGCGTAACCAACCGCCGTTACCGTCACCATAAAATTTTATAACGTCACGGGTCGGGACACGTTGCGCCAAATAATAGAACGGGTCGCTAGGTGCGTAGGCGTTAGGGTCTACTCCCGAATTCGCGGGTGATTCGTCTAAGACATCTTCTACCCTCATTATTTGCACACTTGACGGGTAGCCGTCCCACGTCCTGTCGGTGACTAGCCAATAGGCCCGGTCATACATTAGGAGATCTGCTACTAGGCGATCAATAACGGCGGAGTATGGCAACACCGAGCAAGGGCACGTGAGGAACTGCCTGGGCTCGATCGGGGTTCCATAAATGTATTCCCGTAACGGGAACGCGCTAATAGTGTGGCTATATGTTTTGAGGGCTTTAACGAAGGCTGGGACTTGCATAGCGCTATTCCTAGTGCTACTGAATTGAAGTTTATTGTTAAGTAGGGCTAGCAAGTTTGCGCCGGACTCCCTCACGTGCGCGACCGGATCGGCTACCATAGCGCCAGACTGGAAGGGTTCAGCGATAGCACGTTGGTCGCGCACGAGGGACAACGCTCGGGAGAGCACCATAGCCGGATCTTAGCCCACTATCACACTTGCACCTAATTCTAAAGTATTTGCATGCTTTAAGCGTGTCGGCGTTTTCGTGTGTAGATCATTGCCACGGGTGCCGGTGCTTTCGTTGCCTGGGCAACTGCGAACAGAAGGGCCCTAGCTGCGTAGATTCCTTTAACTCCCATTGGGGCGGTCATCACCCAGCCGCCTTGCCGCTTCGATATTTGGGTATTACTAAAATGTTCGCGCAAGATTTGGCTACCGTCATGGCGGAACTTGTGCCGCTTAATAATGTCCTGGAGTATTTGGGTAGCGGTTACGGCTTCCCTCTGTCCCACTAGGCCGTCTATTCGTTGCTTCATACGATCGGCATAACCCGGTGTCACTTGGACATAGATCGCCGGGTGTGCTTTACGGATTTCCGCTATTTTCTCGTCCACTTCTTTAATCGTCCGGTGGGTAGTTGCCCGGCACACTACTAGCCCGTCCTCTGTCTCTGCCGCGATCGCTACAGCATGACCCATACCGTCAAAATCAGACTCGACCGCTATAGACCACACGGCAGACTCTGGAAGTCTCAAGTCGGGATCGAGGGTTGCCACCCAGTCAGAGTCTTTTAGCCAATGATCGGACTTGTAAACCCATTGGTTTAAGTATTCTCTACGCCATGCGCTTTCCTCGATCGCTGTCCATTGCTGACGTAAAAACGCTTGTCGTTTAGGTGTCCATTCGGGTGATCCCCACCGCCATGTCTGGACTAGATCCGGGTCTGCTTCTCCGGGTGCGCTCCATTCCAGCAACAGGATAGATCCGGGATCATCAGATTCCAGCCGGTCGAGTGCTCTCTGTCTGTAGGCTTGCATGAGATCGGAAGTTGAGTCCCCTGCTGTAGACACTAGCCATAGTTGCGGGTTATTCCGTTCCGCCATAGTAGGGGCTAGGGCGTCATCTACTACCTCGCGCTTTACTTTCCATGCTTCATCTACGAACACCATAGAGCACGAGTAACCTACGCCTGCCGAGTCGTTAGCCGCATGGATAAGCCAACGGTCACCCGAAGGTAATTCTATTCCGGCTTTTTCGTTGCCCCATTTGACGGCGGATTTTCCGTATTTATCCTGTGCCCATAACCCTGCCGGTCTGAGTACTTCCATAGCCGTAGACCTACGGTTAGCCACGTGGAGAATAGTTTGGGGCTCCCCGAATAGTTCCGGCCTATGCATACGCCACAAGCACACGGCACGCGATAGCCAGGACTTTCCGCTCTGTCTCCCTACCGTAATAATCACCGTAGACCATACAAGCTGCTTATCCTGGTCATACTCGAGAGCCCGATCGAGTGCATACCGTTGCCAGCCTCGCAATTCCATACCGTAAGCCTTGCTAAGCCACTCCGCGGCGTCCTCTCCCCAGGACCCCAGCACCACGCTAGGCGGCCTAGTTTCCAATCTGGGCATAACCCAACCGTCTAGGTGCGTTCTAGGCTCTATCTGGCTAAAATTGGCGATTCCTGCCCCCTTGGGGGGAAAGAGAGGAGGGGCGGCGGGAGTGGAAGTGGACTTCTTTAAAAACTGGCTAGGCTTTGATTTTATTTGTGAATTGTTTTTTCTTGCTCGTTCTGCTCCGAGTTTGCCGCCGTGTGATCGGTTGCAACTGAGGTGGGCTATTCCTGCTCCGTCTAGTCCGGGGGTTAAGTCCCCTGTTTCTGCTAGTGGTGGCTCATGGTCGGCGGTGGGGCCCATTGGGTGGGCTCCTGATAGTGTCATGTCTACTTCGTATCCGCAACGTATGCAGATTGGTTCGCATTTGGCTAGGACTAGCTTGCGCCAATTCTTGTATGCTTGGCTATCCCTCCCTCCCCTGGTAGTGGTCATCTCTTTACGCTTGCAAGTATGCGCTGGTAAGCCTCAGGTGGGTAGCCCTTACCCCTAGCCTGTTGGGCCCGGTGTAGGCGTTCATCTAATGAGGCTCGACAGTATGGGCATGGCGCTGTGGTTGTGCCTGTGGCTGTGTCTATCCATCCTTTGTAGCAGTAGTCGTGGGTGCAAGTACAGAGCGGTATTGCGCAATGTGTGTCGTATTTGCTTTGCATTGTCTCTCCCTTGGTTTGGGTCGGCCGTCTCGGTCTCGGGCTGGGGCCCGATCCGGCCTCCCGTTGTGGTTTGGTTTAGTGCATTACTCACCCTACCTACGTGGCCGGG